CAGATTAATTTCCGGTATCAATAGATTGATTGCCCAAATACGAAAGCTTGGAGAAGAACCTGTTTGGACTCCTGACATGGTAGAAGAAGAAGATAAAATCACATAAAATGTTTATTTTATTTGGTTTCTAAAAATACAAGGATAAATCTCCTCTTTTTGTATAAATCTGTGAGCATAATTATCTTTATGCACACTACTAGCCTACGGGCAAAGGAGAACGAATGAACATAACTCAAGTTGTCTCTCACGGAATGGGAGACGGAAGCAAACAAGTCGCGAGCGGCGTGGAGAAAGCCATCTATAGCGTGAGTTGGGGCGGAGTTGAAAATCCAACCTTGACCCGAACAGATGACGCTGTAGACATGGCGGCGGTGGCTGGAGTAGGAAGCGAAGTAGTGGTTAATGACTTTGATAGCGTGGACATCTTTGCTAACACAGAAGAAGTGGATGAATATGGAAACGTGTTCCGCCGCATCCCAAAATGTTACATCAAGAAAACCAACTCTCCGTGGGTGCGGGCGGTCAGCCGTTATCAGCACAGCGGTTATTATCTCCCAAAGTGTTTCTGGGATTTTGTCAATGGCGTTGAATTGGATTATATTGACGTTGGTGCATACAACGCCAGTCTGTCGGATGACGGCACAAAGCTGGAGAGCAAGAGTGGAAAATCTCCGCTAGTCAATAAAAATATTGTAGAGTTCCGTGATTATGCGGAAGCCAATGGAACCGCATATTATCAGCTTGATGTACATGTATACGACCTGTTGCAGACGTTGTTTTACATCGAATTTGCAACGCTCGATAGTCAGTTGATTGCACGTGGTTTTGTTGATGGACGTTACTCAAGCTCTGATTTGGCAACTGTCACGGAGAGCGGAACCAACCGGGTTATCGTCGCTAACGCAACCGCAGCCTATTACGATGTTGGGCAAACAATCAGTGTCGGTACGTCACAGGGTGGCAATCAGATTTTTTACGGGCGCACGATTACATCGATTGATGTGTATGATGGCTCAAACATGGCGATTAGTTTTGACGGGGCGGTTGCAAATATCGTCGCTGGAAATTATTTATATAACACCGGTCAGATTTCGGGCTGGTCAAGTGTTCTCGGCGCTACCAGCGGTAGGCCAACCGGAACAGATGGGAAACAGAGTTGTTGCTATCGCGGGATTGAAAATCCGTGGGGGAGCCTTTGGCAGTTCGTTGACGGCGTGAATATCAACGATAATCAGGCGTGGATTTGTAATGACTTTGCAAACTACGCCAGTAATCTGTTTGCGAGTCCTTATGAACAATTGGGTTATGTAAACGAAAACACAAATGGATATGCTGTTGACATGGGACATGATGCTGACCATCCAGGCGTAAGTTTACCGATAAGTGCGACCGGCGGAGACTATAATAAATTTTATTGTGATTATTATTATCGGGCTGCTGGTCAGCGAATTGCCTTTGTCGGCGGGCGCTGGAGTTACGGGTCGGATACTGGTTTGTCGGGCTGGTTCTTGCACTACTCGTCGTCGATTGCGAACCTCTATATCGGTGGGCGGCTTATCAAAAAAGGAGCAACAGCATGAAAATAATTAATGAAGCAGTGCCAGAGTTCAATCAGTTTGCTGAATTTATTACCGAGAAATCACCAGAGATTGTCGAGAAAGATGTCCTGGTCGGCAACGAAAAAAAACGTGTGCCGCTGAGTAGTTTTGCAGACAGTAACGCAGAATCAATGCAAACAATTTTGACGGCCTATCAGGAAGATGACACGCTGATAACGGTTGTGCTTGACGATACCGAAGTCGAATTGCTCAAAGAAAAATATCACGATGATGTGGTGGCTTATGCCACGCAGAGCAAAACGGCAATTGATGTGATTGCGAAGCTGAAAGAAATCGTGTCAAAGCCAGTCTGGAAAGTGGGCGTAAAGGTCAAAATCGGCGAGGTGTATTTATATTCAGAAGATAAAAACTTGTATGAAGTGGTGCAAGCGCACGCTACGCAATCAGACTGGACACCCGACATCACAAAGGCGCTGTTCAAGAAATATTATGAAGCGCAAGGTGAATTCCCTGAGTGGGTACAGCCGACAGGCGGACACGATGCCTACAACAAGGGCGATCAGGTGAGTTACAAAGATGCTCACTGGGAAACAACGATTGATGCCAACGTGTGGGCGCCTGGTGTGTATGGGTGGGTGAAAATCTAGTAAGTATAATGTTCATTATAAGCACTAATTTTAGTTTAAAAAGTTTATTATAGATATATAGAAAGGAGTGATAAATGAGCTATACGAAATATATTTACGTCTATTCAACTGATACAGACGGAAGGCTTGCTAATTACACCAAAGACCCAACTATTACTGTGGCGAATGGTCGTACTAATGCCATTATTGATCCTTCTAATTATAGTTGGGCAGTTACGGCCTTTGATGGATGTTACAAATTATATTTTACAGACTATCCGACTAAAACAGAATTCTTGATTCAGATTGTTCCTCATATTGATGATCAATCTGATTTCAAAGATGTTATAATTCGTATTGGTATGGAGAATTTTGAAATTGATGATATTGTTGAAGATACTGAAACAACACTACCTGCAACACTTGCAGATATTAGAAGTGCAATAGATAGCGGAGCAATTACAACAGAAGATATTTGGACTTATCTTTATAGAACATTGACTCCTTCAAGTGTGCAAACTGCGTCAGAACCGATTATAAGCACAGTTCCAGTAGAATTGTACACTTATTCTAGCAATACGATAACTGTAACATGTATTGATGCTGATGAAATTTGGTACACAATAAAATCTTCAGCAGGACAAACTGATGATCAAGCCATGCTTCAGGTAAGCAAGACCGGAAGTCTTTTGAGACTAGATGGGAAAAGTCCATCTGCTTTTGGATTAGATTCGTCTTATGCAACTTTGACACATTCTGGCAGTTCTATTAATGTGTTTATCAGTGGTAGTGCTGCGCCCAGATTGAATGGTGCTGGTAATAAAGACTTTACAGGCGAGGTTAAGAGACGTATGAATACCGGAGCGATGCCAATTGTGTCGCAACACCCGATAACATTAAAAGGTGGTCTTACAAGATCAATGTGAAAAATTAAACATAATGATTGATTAGTCATTATGACTTAGAAAACAGCATAAAATTCGCATTTTATGAGTTTTAAGACAAAACAGGTCATAAACCTCATAATTTGCCTTATTTTGCGAAAAGGAGCATAAAAATGGCTTTGAGAGATGTAATTACGGGGAGTTTCGTGATTGGGCAGTCCCAAACGAATTCCATATTAATGAACGAAAACACACTTGTTGGTGTAATTGTAACCGGAAGTTATTTGACAGCTTCAGAAATAACTTTTTTAGTTTCAGATGATAATACAACTTTTTATCCAATGTATGATTCTTCTAGTGCAGAACTTAGTATTACAACTGGTTCTTATGCCAGAGGATATAGTCTTGATGCAGAATCGTTTTTCGCATGGGATTATATTAAAGCGCGTCAAGGAAATAGTGCTTCACCTGTAAATCAAATTACAAAAAACATAGATATGAAATTTATAACAAAACGATTATAAGGTAGGTGGAATATGCGTAGAACAAAAAGAATGACACTAATGTTTAGAAATAAATCTAAAGGGTCGCCTATTGGAGAAAACAAAATCTATGGTGTGTCATGGGATAAAGCGAGCAATCCAACCTTAACTCGCACCGATGATTCCGTTGGATTTACAGCGGTGGCTGGAGTCGGCGCTTATACAGTTACGAATGATTTCGACAGCGCAGAGGTGTATAAAGACATCAGCACTGTGACTGATGATTATGGAAACGTGTTCCGCCGCATCCCAAAATGTTACATCAAGAAAACCAACTCTCCGTGGGTGCGGGCGGTCAGCCGTTATCAGCACAGCGGTTATTATCTCCCAAAGTGTTTCTGGGATTTTGTCAATGGCGTTGAATTGGATTATATTGACGTTGGTGCATACAACGCCAGTCTGTCGGATGACGGCACAAAGCTGGAGAGCAAGAGTGGAAAATCTCCGCTAGTCAATAAAAATATTGTAGAGTTCCGTGATTATGCGGAAGCCAATGGAACCGCATATTATCAGCTTGATGTACATGTATACGACCTGTTGCAGACGTTGTTTTACATCGAATTTGCAACGCTCGGTAGTCAGTCGATTGCACGTGGTTTTGTTGATGGACGTTACTCAAGCTCTGATTTGGCAACTGTCACGGAGAGCGGAACCAACCGGGTTATCGTCTCAAACGCAACCGCAGCCTATTACGAGGTTGGACAGACTGTCAGCACAGGAACGAGCCAGGGTGGTAATCAGGTATTTTATGGACGCACGATTACCAGCATTGACGTGCATGATGCCTCAAACAAGGCGATTAGTTTCGATGGGGCAGCGGTAAATATCACCACCGGCAACTACCTTTACAACACAGGACAAATTAGCGGCTGGTCAAGTGTTTTGGGCGCCACCAGCGGTAGGCCAACCGGAACAGATGGCAAACAAAGTTTCTCTTATCGGGGAATTGAAAATCCGTGGGGGAGTGTGTGGCAGTTCATTGACGGCGTGAATATCAACGATAATCAGGCGTGGGTTTGTGATAACCCCACAGACTATGCCTCTAATCTATTCGCCAGTCCTTATGAACAGTTGAGCTATGTCAATCACAACGTGAACGGTTATTTTGTTGAGGCGGGACATGATGCTGACCATCCAGACGTAAGTTTACCGATAAGTGTGACCGGCGGAGACTATAATAAATATTATTGTGATTATTATTATCGGGCTGCTGGTCAGCGAATTGCCGTTGTCGGCGGGGACTGGGGTTCCGGGTCGTTTGCTGGTTTGTCGTCCTGGCACTTGCACGGCTCGGCGTCGTATGCGTTCATCTATTTCGGTGGGCGGCTTCTTAAAGCCGCTCTTTAGGGGGTTTGGGGGTCCCCCCCCAAGGTTTGGAGTGTAAATTGACAGGGTTATAAGATGCGCGCTTGCCATTGTCGGCGGGAACTGGAATAACAGGTCGAATGCTGGTTTGTCGAACTGGAACTTGAACAACTCGTCGTCGAATGCGAACATCAATATCGGTGGGCAGACTCTTATTAGAATAAAAACATTGTATTGCATTTTATAATCCTCACCGCTTGGTGAAAATTAGGCCGTAAAGAGCATGGTTTAGTAGGAGTATCTCGAAAACCCATGAGGCTAATAAGAAGGAAAACATGAAAAGAGTCGGATATATTTATGAAAAAATTTATGAATATGAGAATGTGAAACTTGCAGTTATGAAAGCGTCGCTTGGAAAACGAAGCAGGAACTATGTCAAAAAGAGATTGCAGTATTTAGATAAAACAATTTCTGATATACAGGCGATGCTAAAAAACCAGACGTATGTTCCATCGCCGTATGAAATTAAAAAAATATTAGATGGAGCGAGCCAGAAGGAAAGAATAATTTATAAACCGAGATTTTATCCAGACCAAATTATTCATTGGGCATTGATATTGCAAATTCAAGATATAATTTTAAAAGGCATGTATAAATACACTTGTGGAAGTGTTCCAGGAAGAGGAACAAGCTATGGCCAAAAAATTATTCGTAAATGGCTTGATAAAGATTATAAAAATACAAAATATTGTTTTAAGGCAGACATAACCAAGTTTTATCCATCTATAAATATCAACATATTAAAGAATATGTTTTATAAAAAAATTAAAGATAAAAATTGCATATGGCTAATAAACAAAATATTGGATAGTGCCGATGATGGTTTACCGATTGGTAATTATACAAGCCAATGGTTTTCTAATTTTTTTCTGCAAGATTTAGATCATTATATAAAAGAAGTTCTTAATGTTAAATATTATATAAGATATGTTGATGATATTGTTATTTTGGGAGGAAATAAAAAAGAGTTGCACAAAGTAAAACTAAAGATTGAAGAATATCTTTATATAATTGATTTGAAAATAAAAAACAATTGGCAAGTATTTCCAATAAAAAGTAGAGACATTGATTTTTTAGGTTTAAGATTTTATCGGCATAAAACAACGTTGAGAAAAAGAAATTCTTTGCGGATAAGAAGAAGATTAAACAAGATTTATAAAAAAGATTTTCTCAATTATAAAGATGCCTGCGCTATTGTTTCTTACTGGGGATGGATAAAAAGAACGGATAGCTATATTTTTTATAATGAAAAAATAAAGCAAAAAGTGAGT